AAATTGTGCAGTCGTTAATGTACGGATTGTTTCTTTTGTAGTGGAATTTCTTACACGAATAGATGCTGTTGTACGAAAGAGTGTGTCATCAATATCGAAGATTGTCAGCCAACCATCCGCATACTCATTATGCTGTGATACGTAATTTTTAAATGTTTGTACCATATTAAATATTTACACCACTAAGACCATCTACATATCGAGACATGCTCGGTTCACTATTTCTTATATTCTCTGGCATTACCATGTTAGATGACTTCGGAGCATTTATAGTTGAAGATGGAGCATTGATTACAACATTACTCGATTCTTTAGACTTTGCAGCTTCAGCAGCAGCAGAACCATCCATTACAGCATTTCCACTATCAGGTGATGCTGCTGGTGTTAAACTTGAATTTGCTTTTTCTAAATTTCTTTTTTGTATTCTCGCATTTAATCCTTTATCCATTACAGGTTGAAATATTGGCTTATAAGCTTCAGTAGTAATCGTAGCTACATCTAATCCTTCATGAGCAGCATTCGCAGATAATGGATCATTTAATTCTTTAAGTAAATCTGAAGCATTCTTACCATCTTTTGTTTTTGATTGATATAATTTATTAATTAACTCAGGATATATTTTATAAACAGCATCTGTGAACATTTTTCGCTCAGGTGTGTTAGTAAATGGATTAGATTGATTTAATTCCGAATTCATAAATGGTAAATCAGAAATATTAGGCATTGGTTTACCATCCATAAAAGCAAATTTAATATACTGATTTATTTGGTCAACCATTGATCCAAATTTTTTATCGCCCAATACTTCCATTGCTTGTTCTTTTGTCATTTCTTGTGAAGTTTTTTTGACTGTCATTCCTTCACCTGTGACTGGATCTTTAATAAATGATGTTGTTCCTTCAAGTTTTTTATATTCTGCTGCATCAAAAGGTTTCTTTGTTGCTTTATTACTTGACGTAGTGACTGGGGCTGTAGGACTAAATTCTTTTAAATTTAAATCATCTGATATACCCTCTTTATTTTTAGGTTCAGGCATTATTGTTTTAGATGTTGTAGGTGAACCTTGTGTATCTTCTTGTTGAACTTCTCCATCGCCACGGAAAGGATAATAAGGACCAAATGATTTTCCCAATATTTTAAACTCTGGTATTCCAATGTTTTCAATCATACCTGTTATTGCTTTCATAATACGATCAGGTAAATTTTTAATATAATTAGCAAGATCCTTAACCATTTTGATAGCACCCTCAACAATTAAATCACCCATATTATCAGGAATGTCTATATCAAATACATTTAAAATATTATCAAGTATGTTAAATAGAATGTTTAATATACCTTTAATTGTACCTTTAGCAAATTCAGCAAATATACCAAATTCAGATTCTCCTTTTTCTCTTGCAGCTGCAGCATCTTTAAATCCTCGAAATAATCCAAACCCAGCAAGCATCGCACTAACACCACCTGCCATTGAACCAAGTGTAGCCATTACACTTTCTGCTAATGTTTGTTGAGGTTTCGCTTTCGCATCAATATTTTTACCTGAAGTATTAGCTTCAATTGCTGTAAGTAAATTAATCATTCTTTCTTGAAGTGCATCTTTTTCTCTACTCTGTTCTAAAGATGCTCCACCACTTACAGGAGTGACACCTGATTTAGCTGGAGTAATTATTGGATTTCCTCTAGAATCGAGTATAGCAGATTTTCCACTTCTTGCTTGACTAACTGTATTTCCAACTGCACCACTAACTGATGATGCAATATTTGCTGATCTTGCTGCTGAAGTTGTTGATGCTGCTGCTCTCGCAACACCTCCTTGTGCTGCTGTTCTTGCTACAACTCCACCGAATGCTCCTATTGCTGCTACCATATTTTTTTTACTTTCTACTTAATCTTCGTTGTTCTGCTTTTGCTCTTTCATCATCTAAGTGTTTAATTAACATCTCAATATATATTTCACGCTCAAATGGTAATTGATTTTCTAGCTCAGTCAGAGAATACTTATGGTATTGCATTAATGCGAAATTAGTCTTATAAAAATTGACTAATGACTCATGGCTGAGCATTACGAAAAAAAATTAGATAAACCCTCTATCTTTCTAATCTGTTCTTTATTACATATAGAACAGTTCCATTTGATATCTTTTGTCAACTTAGGCATTGTATTAAAAAAGTTTATCAATTTCTTAAATTGTTCAGATGTAAGATTTTCAACAAATGCTAATACTTCTTCTTTTGTTTGATCTTTAGTATAAAATATTTGTTGCCCATCGTATATGTATTCTATAGATTGTGCTACTATATCAAAATAACTATTTGTTTCGTTTTCTTTTTCTCTACCTTTAACTGCTCTTGCTTGCATATCTTTTAATGCTAATAATAAATCAAGAGATGGATATTTCATTACTACACCAACATCTTCAAACAAAGGTATTTTCTTGTCGTGACCTTCTGGTGTAAAGACTTCCACTTCAGCTATATTTACAATAATAACTTTTTTACTCTCTTCTTTTGTTTTACACTCTTCACTATCACATCTTCCAATCAATTCAACAGTTTCACCAACTGCTTTTGATCTTATTTGACAGAAAATATATTCAATATCAAATAAAGAAAGTGTATCAAGATTTATACCCATAACACAATCTTTAATAACTTCTTTTAACGTATTAACCATTACCTTTTCATTTTCAGATTGAAAAGCAATTAGTAATGCTTTTTCTTGTTTCACTAGGAATGGTTTAAATTTATATTCTTGTTTCGTAGAGGGTACACGTAAAGAATAAATCGGTGTATTACTCATTGGCAAAGCCATACTATTGTTCTCCTTCAGTTTCTTTATAATTTTTAATTATCTTATTCAATTCATTTGTAGAACCTATGAATACATTATTATTTACAGTTTTTGTTTCTGTTTTCTGTATTCGTCCTACATCTGCTTGTTGTTTGTGTAAATCTAATAATTGCTGGTTTACATCAGCAAGTTGTTTTATCATATTACCTACAACTTCAAAGGCTCTTGGATGCTCTGATTGTTTTGCTATCTCGAGTGAATGCTTTAATGCTTCTTCTCCTTTTAAAAGGAGATTGTGAAGATTAGAACGAGAAGTGTTAAAATCAGTAGCAATCGTATTCTCTTTTTCATTTGCTATCTCTTTTGGACTTATTACTTCCAAATTTGTATATGGCTCAGTTGGTTCACTGACCTTTATTTTCTCACTGTTAAACACTTCACTTAATTTATCATCTATAATAGACATTTTATAATCCTATAATTAAACTACTCTAAATGTGCTTCCTAACATACCATCTAAAGTTTTTTGACTGAAACGAACATTCGCATCTAATATTTCAGGAGTTCCTTGTTCGTATTGTGGTGCGAATTGATTTGTTCGATTATTACTAATTGAATTACTCAATCCAGTAAATGTTTCTTGAAACCCTGTAAAATCACTAAAGTAATTTGCTGCAACTGGTAAAGAATTTACAATTACACCTGCAGGGTCAGTTAATACTTGATTACCAATATCTTGTATTCCTTCTAATATAGATTGAATCCATCCTTTATTTTGTTTTGGAGGAGGAGCATATAAACTTGTAGTAAAATACTTATAAGCAAAAGTCACATTAAGTTTTGCAACTTCATTTGATCCTTGTGCTAAATTAATACTCTGTACTGTCTTAGGATATGCTTCATGTAATTTAACTAAGTATCTTGTATTATTTGCTACATCATTTACAAATAGATGAACTGTACTTACATAATTTTCATAAAACTGTACTGTTCTATCTGTTGTATTTTGAATTGAATCTTGCCAAGCTTCAAAGAAAGCTTTTACTTTAAATCCTGTATCTATGTAATAATTAGCAGTCACTGGATCGAATACTTTCTCATAAGGCATTTCTCTTGTTTCGCCGAAAGTACGAACAGGAGTTGTTGATATATTTACTCCAGGAACGTTAATTGATTCGCAATATAAAAATAGCTTTCTATAAAAATCAGCTGCAGCAAATGCTGGATTTGTTCTTAAAGTCTTTGGTGCATCAACAGTACATCCAAAACGATTCGTTCTGCTTAACCCATCTTTTTTAACTTCAGCAATAAATCTTTTTATATCTTGCGGTGATGTTGGTGCTTCTGCTCTTGTTAATCCGAATATATCTAAAATTGACATTAAATTTTTCCTATACTGTCTGCCCAAACGTTTGATTTGTTTACTG